TGATCGCCACTTACATAGCTGGCGCACCCCTGCTTTATGTATCGCCTCTAGCTCGGAGTTCCCGCTGTTTGATGACATAATCCTTCATTTCGTAATAGCTGTTAAAGCGGGCCAATTTAGGGTCTTTACCACATTCAATTCTATACGCTTCTTCAATCTGATCGTTAGTTATTAACGGATTTTTCTTTTGTGTAATAACTGATTCTGAAACCCACTCAGCTTTGAATCCAGCCCAACCTCTTTCGCAACACATCTGCATTACATCAGAGAGGGACATTTTAGCCTTATCTGCTTCTCGTTGTAATCCTTTAAAAGCTGTTTCAGTCCATTTGGCATTTTTTGCTTTGCGAACTGCTAAGTAATCTTTAAACAAAGAATCAGATACACCTTCAGGTGTTTTTAATTGGTTTTTAGTTTTTGGTTTATGGTTATTGGTTAATGGTTCTTGGTTCTTGGTTACGTTCTGATTCGGTTCTGATTTCAGAGCTGATATCTTTTCTGATTTGATTCTGTTTGCATTTCTGGCAGACTCAGCCTTAGCATGATATTTAGCTATTTCGTCATCGCAACGCTTATTTATCCACCCAGATGGGGTTTCTTCAAAAAACATAAAAAGAACATACTCAACTTCGTTTAAGTATTCTTTCATGCCAATGTGTCGAGCTATAAGATCAAATTCGCCTTGAAATGGCTTTTCAGATAAATAGTAAAGGTCAATAAGCCTGCGATAAGCTAAATCTTCTATAAGACTTAAATGGCGTGTATGTGAGGCGTAATCGCCAATGTGGAAAGGGTAAAAATTCACTTTATTCCTTTGTCAAAGGTAGTCAAAAAGGTGGACATGGCGGGCGGTGACTAATCGCTTTTCGGGGATGACCCTAGCCTGTCCATAGAGTTTACTACAACTTATTTCTTTTTTGTTTGTTGCTTTTTTACAACAGTTTTCTTAGGAATAGTGTCCAAAACGCTTGAAACATGAAACATTTTGCCGTTACGTTCCATCATTATTGCTTCCACCAAAGTGCAAGTCATTCCTTGCTGGACAAGAAAATGCAATCCTTCCTTGTCATAATGCACGTGGACTTCGGCTGACCCGTCTTTATTTTCTTTGATTTTTTTAATTAAAATTTCCATTAGTGTTGCCCCGAAAAAGCAACTGGGCCAAGCGCATTTAACAAATCACGATGCGCTTTAACTTCGTTAGTTAAAAAAGCAATTCGTTCTTGCAAAACTTTAATTTCTAAATCTGCTTGTTTAAGCATATCTACTAACATTTCTTCTCTGTTCATAATAATTCAGGCCAAATTAGATGCCAGGATTGAGGAAATAAATCCTTGCGTGTGATTAAACCATGCGACTCCTTTTCAAGAGTTGCTCCTAATACTGCAAAATGTGCTGCTGGAATGTTGTTTTTTCGCCACATTGATACAGCGTGAGGTGAAACTCCTACTAATTTAGCCACTTTTGTAGTACCCCCAAGCAGATCAATAATTGCCGAATCTGTGATTTTTAGCTTCATTCAGGAATCTTACACCATAACTAATTATTTTTGCAAAGGTATTGACAAGGCAATCAATTTGCTTACAATCAGGGGTATAGCAACTTCGCTATGACATTTAAGGGGAATTTAAATGGATGAGTTGTATCAAGTTATGACCGAAATGGAGCAACGCTTGGAAATAGCGTTAGACAACATGGAATACGGCACAGAACTGTCGCAAGACGATGTGGATGTTATTCGTGCAGCTTGTGGAAAGCCAAACAACAAGCGTAATAATCTATTGCAAAACGTGTTTGATGATTTTGGTAATGTTTTTGGGGGAAATCATGCAAAGTGAATCAATAGCTAATCTAGCTAAAGCCTTGTCAATCGTGCAAGGCAAGCTGACCTACGCAAAGAAGGACTCAGCTAACCCATTTTTTAAGTCTAAATATGCAGACTTAGAATCAGTATGGGATGCGTGTCGTGATCTGTTATCAACTAATGGTCTAGCAGTAGTTCAGTTACCTGGCGAATATTTTGAAGGCACAATGGCCCTTACAACAATTATTACGCATAGCTCTGGCGAATGGATTAGTCAGCAAATGTCTTTGCCTGTGGGTAAACCAGATAGAGATGGTGTTGTTAAAGTAGATGCCCAAGCTGCGGGATCAGCAATTACCTATATGCGTAGATATGCTCTTGCAGCAGCTATTGGCGTAGTGCAAGCCGATGACGATGGCAATGCAGCTTCTGCGCCCAAACAAGTTAAATCAAGTTCATCAATGAAGTCTGTAGCAGAAGATATTTTATAAGGGGAAACAACATGGCATATACACCAAAAGAAGGATCAGGAAGTCTTTTCAAGAACGAGCGTAAGGCTTCTGACAACCATCCTGACTTTACTGGAACAGTTATGGTCAACGGCAAAGAGCATTACCTTTCTGCCTGGACTAAAACATCCACTAAAGGCACAAAGTTTCTTAGCGTATCAATCGGCAAAGAAAAAATCCCACAAGGATTTAAACCAGCAGGATCAGACGAGTTACCAAAGGATGATCCGTTTATAGACGATAGTACCCCGTTCTAAAGGAAAACACCATGCAGAATCAAATTAAGAATCTTATTACCGAAAGTGCCAAATTAAGTTGGCAACCAGTTGGAGTAGATGAAGAACAGCAACTTATTAGTTTTAAACCTGAAGATTTGTTGTCTGTGATTAAGGCGGTTCTGCACGTTGCTGCCGATATGTGCGAAAACTACTATGATTCAGAGCGTATCATTAACTATGCACAAGGAATTAAATGACTTGCCAAGTATGTAAATTTTTTGTATTCAATCAAAATGATATGATGGGAGCTTGTAAGCTCAATCCTGTGGTTGTTAATAAAATGCCTCAGGACTGGTGCGGTCAAGAGATTCCAAAAGAATACGAAGAACCAGGCATTACAATAACTGTTGCTCCAAAGGCTACAATCGTTGCCCAAGAAACAACATACGATATAAACACGGATGCAGTAAAACCAAAAAGGGGAAGAAAAAATGCAGGAACAAAAGAGTGAATCATCACATTGGTACACCAAAGAAGGTGAGCCTTTTTATCAAATCGAACGAGCAGATGGCAAAGGGATGCGAAACACCACTTTGCGAGATGCAAAGAAGCTGGGCCTTTTACCGAGCGTTACTACCATTCTCGGTGTGGCGGCAAAGCCTGGACTCCAGAATTGGCTTCAGCAGCAGGCTATCCTTGCAGCCTTAACGCTACCACGCAATGAGGGCGAGTCTGAGGAAGATTATTTAGACCGAGTTCTAAATGACTCTAAGGCACAAGGCAGAGATGCAGCCGATAGAGGAACACAGATACATGGCATCTTAGAAGCCTTTTTTAGCCAAGTTTTATTGCCTGAAGTGCCTGAGTATTGCCGTAACGCAGAAAACGCTTTAAAAGCCTCGTTTGGCAATCGCCTATGGGTTACAGAGAAGTCTGGTAGCCATGAGCTAGGATTTGCTGGAAAAGTGGACTTACACGCTAAAGGCGATAAAGTTAAGGGCATTGTCCCCGTAGTTGCAGATTTCAAGACAAAAGAAGTCCCTTTGGAAAAGGTCGTTCCATACGAGGATCATATCATGCAGTTGGCTGCCTACCGAGAACTCTTGGGGCTTTCCGATGCTAGGTGCGCTATTGTCTTTGTCAACGGATTGACCAATGAAGTCAAGGTTTGCGAGATTGAGGAAGCCGATTTGCAGAAGGGCTTAAAGTGTTTTTTCCATCTGCTACGTTTCTACCAAATTAAAAGCGGATTGGTCGTATAATATCTTTGGGGCTGGGTTGGTGATCCCCCGCCAAAATTCCTTCCGTGAGGTCTCAGCCCCACCTTTCGTAGCATAAAAACAACACATAAAATATATTTTGCACAAAATGGTTTTTTTGTGATTTTTATATTTATAGTTACATATATCAGGTCACTGACACTATTCGGCACAGGCTATAGGAAGCGACATGTATACAAAAAGACTTTGACCTGATACTTTTTAACTTAGGGGGAATTATGAAAACAATAGATTGGATTGGTGTAGTTGTATTGGGTATTATCTTGGGCGGTATGATTGGCTGGGGTTTTTAATGAAATTGAACCCTGAATTTGAAAGCCCTGACTTTGCTCAATACAAGTGCTATCTTGTGGGCGGTGTGTTGCATCTTCCGCATTACACCAAGCCAGGCGTGTATGTAGCACCTTGCATCAAGATTGTGAATCAGTTTGGTCGTAACGAATACCCAGCTCGATTCTTTTACAAGCATGAACTGTTAGCGATGGGCGCAGTAGAAGTAATGGAAACCCTATGGAAAACTTATGCGAGGGACAATAAATGAACGCATACAAATTAGCGGAAGAATTGCAAAGAGCTATTGCTGACAATATGACTGATTTGGTTTGTGTCCAAGACGCAGCTACTTTGCTTAGAAAACAAGCAGATGATCTTGAATATATGCAAGACCAGTTTGACAGGGCCATTGAGTTTTTAGCCAAGTGCAACGGCTGGAGCAAGAACAAGTGAACGCAAATGAAATAGCTGATAAATTAGAGCAAGGTCATTGGGAAGGCGGCACAAGAGAACAAGCAGCCACCATGCTACGCCAGCAACAAGCTGAAATAGAGGCGTTGAAAGCTGAATTAAGGCTAATTGATGAATTAGTAACTGGAAAGGCACAAAATGAACAATGAACCAGTAGCGTGGAGAAATCTATGCGTAAGCAATATCGGTGAAGATTCTGAATGGATTTATAACGAAATTGGTCAAGGTGAACCACTCTACACCCATCCAGCAAAGACACTAACAGATGAGGAAATAGAGGAAGTGTTTAGAACTGTGGAGCAAGACTTTGCTTTAACAGAATCTAAAAAATCCGATGGTGGTTGGAG